CACCTAGGCTGGACGCAGCATTGCAGGCAATGGGGAAGTAGTTATGCAGCACAAAATCCTATCAAATAAATACTACCTTGAAGGCAAGTTAGCGTTTCTGGAGAACAAACATGAGTGTCCCTATCAGCCAGGACCAGAGAAAGGAATGTGGCTTGCCGGACAAATCGAGATGGCAGAAGAGCTTAGGCTTCTCGGTGAAAGTCTGCGAATGCAAGCACGAGATTCTCGGTAGCGGTGGTATTTTCCTGCAAAGTCTAGGCGTCATTTACTGTAACGAGTGCCGTGGTGCACAAGAGATAAGGAAGCCGATTAAATGAGCCAACGAATCAAACTAAAATTCTTCCCCTTCCCCGACATGGTTTCGGATCTGGTCATTAACCTTGCTGACGACGGATGGGATATTGAAATGCTTCCCTGCCTTGAAACAGATCATTACGTGCTGATTGCCGAGAAGTGTTATGAAGGTGAGGCGCCAACGATATTCCCTGATGGCCCAACCATCCACTAAAAGAAACCCCGCTTATTAGGCGGGGTTTTTGTTTAGATGCTTACCTGTAGCTGACCAGTAAGCGTGTCGCCGTTTAGCTCAGTGAACGTGTATGGCGTACCCTGCTTGTCCTTGCATATGGCGAACGAAGTGCTTGTGCAGCCGTTGCCAGCGCCACTCCCGCCGATTAGATACATCTCGCCAGCTTGACTAGTCAGGGTTACACTTCCACCGAACACGCTGTTAGTTGACGCAATAGGAAAACCTGTAATGACGGCGGGACTGCCAGACACTCCAGCAAACGTAATCGAAAACTCGTAATGTACCTGGGCACCAATACGACGGAAGGTTGAGAATGCGAACGATCCAGTGCCAAGCGATGTAGCAGCAGGCCAGGTACCCATTGCGCGATCAGCAGAGTACGGGGCTTTGTAAAGCGCCAGAGTTGCACTGTCCCCCATAGAAAACAGATTGGCCGCAGTCGTTACCGCTGGCAGTAATGAGTTATCGTGAAGCCTTCCGTTGAAGTTACTGTTGCCGATACTAACTGGGTTCAGAGTGTTGCCCCAGTTGATCTCGTAGAAGTTTGAGTTGGCTACGTTGGTCGAGGTGCTTGCGAACCAACATCCGATTACTGTGATGTTTGTGTTCTGTCCGCCAGCCCCAAACTCCAGGGAAGACTGTGCGTTACCTTCAAAGTAGTAACCCTCGACCAGAAGGCTTCTAGCTAAGCCGGCAGTAATAAGCCCGCCGCCACTGCCCTCGTGGACGCCGCCACGGAAGCGCACAGAGTAGCAGCCGTTTACCATGACGACTAGGTAGCCGTTACTGAACTCGGAGATGCAGCCGTCGAAGTCAATGTCGAACCCGTGATCAGCTACAAACCAGCTTGAGTCCCATGCTCGAATGTTGCAGTTAGAGAAAAAGAAAGACTGGGCGTAAACGTCGGTAATCATGAATCTGACGCGATAGAAGTAGCAATTCAGAAACTTCATTCGCAGGAATTTTTTAGACAAGACTCGCGGGCCGGTTGCAAAGTTGTCGCAGGCGAACCGTATACCTTCAAACGTGATGAACTCGCTGACCGGAGCTGTAGTCATGGCGATTGTTGATGTAAACATTTCGATGCCAGTTGTTACGTAGAATCCGGCATTTGGGCCTTTAGCAATGATCCTGAATTCAGACGTCGCAGTGTCAACCATTCGGTCAATGTTGATTGATGCAGTCAGCAGGCACGGCCCTGGAATTTCCATTGGCGGCCAGCCATTAGCTGCGCAAAAGTCTACTGTTCTCTGTACTGCAAGCGTATCGTCTGCCACGCCATCACAGACAGCTCCGAACCGGCGAACACTTACAGAGTCAAGTAGATGGCGCTCGACATTCAGCAGAACCTCGCCAGTACCTGGACCCTGAAAGCCAATCATCGAAGATCCTGTACTCGATGATAGCGAGTTTCGCAGGGCCATGTCACCAACATCAACCAATAGAGGAGCGTCAGTGGCCCACGTACCAGACATCAACACAGGGAAGCTGGCCGGCGCCTTAACCTTGTAAACCGATCCAGCCCGATCAATCAACTGAGTAGGCCGCAAAACAGTCAGCGGCGAACCATCCACGTAGACCAGATGAGTCGCCTCAAACCCCATAGCCTCAAGGAAATCGGCAACCATTTTCTCCATGCCGGCCCAAGTCTCACGACGGCGCTTAAACCGGTCATAGAAACTAGGCGACAACGAGTTCATGCCCTCGTCAAAATTCGAGGCGTTATCGGAAAGGTCTTTGGCTGAAGTAGAGCCTAATGGGTTTAGCGTGTTGTACGTATTGGTCATTTTGGCTCTCTGGTTTTAAAGCTTTGTCGGTATTTTAACAGGTCGCGCCGAAATGTCTCAGCACTACACCTCTTTAAACGTTACGCTAAGTATTTCGATATCAGTTGTGTTCGCGACATTATGCGCAAATGCAATACCTACTTTAGATGTCTCTGCTGCGCCTGTCATAGTTAAGGTTATTTTTTGTGACTGAGTGGTCAGTGCAGTATCAACCGCAGTACCCTGAGATGCGGCGTCAACAATTTTCAGACATCTAAGCGTTCCAGTACCAGATGCCATTCGTGCGATAACGGTTATGGTGTATGAGGTTGCTGATCTTAGCCATGTGTTATTTATACTTACACCATCTACAGTAACTATAGGAAGAATGCAATGGAATAGGGTTGTAGAAAGCGCAGCCTTAAGGAGGATAGAGTGGTCGTTTACCCTTACGTTTAGAAATGCATTATTCCTTCTGAGTTCTGCCGGATTAAGTGAAGAAATTGAGAGGTTGTTGAAGGACACTCCACCGTCAAGGTTTCGTAATGACTCAGGCCGGAATTCTGCCCACCTGCGCTCGCCGCTTCCGGAAAATTCATGCCGTAGCAGTGTTCCATTTGTTGTATTTGTTACAGAAAACAAAGGAACAGAGTCTCCAACAACCGTAAGCCACGGAAGGCTTGCGTGTCTAACGCCGGCAGTTCCTACACTTCTGATACGAGTTGAGTACCCAGCAGGCTCAAACCTATTTATAAAGTCAGTAGCCTGAGCCTCGCCGTCGATCCTGCCGATATCTACGTCAACGCTAAAGAACGTCGAAGCTGGAGTTGCGTTAGGCGAATAAGTCGGTGCATCAATTGTGGAAATATCCACAAAACCTTTAACTGAAACGCCTGGGGTTCTTTCAAAATATTGCGGTTTAACGCGAATATGTCGGCCAGTGGATTTAAAACCAACGCTTCCGGCAAGGCCAGCCAGTATCTCATTCGCATCAATAGACGTACCAGATCCGAAGTTGCCCGCAGAAAGCTGAAGAATCCCATACTCTGAATACTCAATGATGCGATTGAATGCAATCGAGCCGTTATCAGATCCAAGCTCTACGATTCCTCTTGCAAATTTTGTAAAATCGTTATGCTCAATGCAGTGATTGAAGGTTTTTGCGAGAAGGCAGGCGTAACCTGTGTAATTTGTTATAGGAGCGGCAGAGCACCACTGTACGTTTGTCTTCATCTCATAAGCTGAAGTGCCGCCTGCATCCTGAATTAATTTTGTAGGATCTCCGCTAGTTATAGCCATATCGGAAATAAGCCTAACGCCCTCTATTGAAAATGAACCGCGCTGAATAGACGACGAGGATGGCGAGGTGGTTATAAGTTTCACCCCGGCAGCTCTCGATTTTATAATTGTTCTCGGGCTAAACGCGTCACCCCCCTCACCCTCTACCTCAGTTCCAGGGTAAAGCACAAAGGTATCTGTAAGGAATGTGCCGTCTGTAAATTCTAGACGCTTTCCTAGCTGTCCTGCCAGAGCAGTAGCCGGCGACCAGTCCCATGTGTTAGGGTCATTTACGTTGGGCTTGTGTGCGCCAGTTAGATATTTCGCATACTCCCATATGCTAACTTTTTTAGTGGAAAAGAAAAACTCTGCTGATGCCGGAGTAGCCGAGACGGGGCTAACGCGCTCAACCCCGACGAGCCCCGAACCATCTGGTTCTGCCAAGTCACCGCGCAAAGTAGCTGCGTTGGCATCATGCTCGATACTGAAAAGCGTTCGACGCTCTACACCTTTCCGATCGGTGTAGGTATCTACGGTGCCGTTGACGAACTCGTCAAGGATCTTGGCGTTATCATCCAAATCCCGAGGATCGATAGAAGGAACCGGATTACCAGTGTTATAGAAACTCATGGCTGCGGCCACTCCTGATTGATAGCTTGGTCTGTTTGCAGAATGTAGATCTGCCAAGGATTTAGGGGCCACTTGTCGTTCATGGCGATATCGAATATTGCTTGCTGTGCAACGAAGTCCGGGATAACGCCCCAGTCGATAGGAAGGATTGGGCGCTCACGAAGCTCTAGCTCGGCAGAGAACGCCCACAGCTTAGGGCCTACTCGATTAGGGCCTGAGTAGATGTCCGTGAATCGTGCCGTGTAATCCTGATATCCAAGTGGCGTCTCAAGCGGGCACTCGAACCATTGCGAGCCGTCGATTAGCTGGACTTTCCACCAGATTTCGAATGCTTGGGCTTGTGCTGAATTGAAGATCCAGTTGATATTCCGGATTGTCGGAACGCTAGTAAAATTTCTACGCTGACGAGCGCGCCCACTAGCGAGTTCTGATCGCTTTAGCGGGCTTACTGTCTGCTGAGTGCTGCCATCATGGCGTCCACGCGGCAATGATTCCGGGTATTTAATCATGGCGCCGAATTATCATCGTCTGAATATACCAATTCATTATACGCCATCGCTTCCACGCTAGCGGAGTCGGTGCCATTTGGAGAGATCGACGTAATCAGAACCTTGTATCCGATACCGAATAGTAGGTGCGGTGGCTCGCGATCAAGAGAAGTATCAGGCGGGAAGTCTAATCCAGAGATAGACAGATGGAAGTCATCAATTCGAGTGGCAATGTATGGACCAGAACTAGTGCCATCTTCACGGCGAACGTAGAGATAGTGTGGGCCTGGATCGGACCAGTCAAAGGCCTCGGATGATTCGACGATCCCGGCGTTATACGAAACCATGTAGGCCGATTGCGCATATCCAGGAACGTCATCAGCAACTTGCACATAGCTGAGATACCGACTATTCAGCGCATCAAGCTCGGTCGCCCAGTTGTATTCCCAGCGACGATACTTCAAGGCGCGACGTTGACGCATGCCGATACGCCATGCTTTCGTTCGGTTAGTGCATCCTTCTGCTTTGATCTTTTGCACTCTGGTGCCCGCATCGCCCGGCAGTCGGCATTCAACCGTCTCTACTTGCCATGAAACGCCATCGACGTATTCAACGTCTACGCCGTCATAGTCATCAGGGCGAATAGCGGTGAAGTCGCGTTCTAGGCTGCGAGTCATGTTCTGAGGCGTGTACATGGATTCGAATGCAGTGCGCGGTTCGTCACGGGCTGGACGCAATAGGCCTCGATCTACCGTAAGCTCGCTGAATCCGCACGAGAGAGCGTCATTGATAACGCCCTTAGCTGTGCCGTTAGTGTTCGTTGCTTGGTCGTAGTGGTCGCCACGATCCTTCCAGATAGCGTCTAGGCGGTCCAGCTCTACAAGGTCGATGTCCGAATCCGTGTAGCCGACGTTTTTGGCGACGTAAGCGAAGAAAGGTGCAATGTCACGGGTTGCAATTGGAGCAGTCCATGCGCCACCGACACGAGTTGGTAGCTTGCGGGTTGCCTGAACCGAGAACATTGTTTCCGACTGTGCCGACAGACGATCACCGCCGCGAGCATTAACGGTGACGACTGTTACGCCTTCGTAGGATGTCGGACTGTCTAGCTGGCTGCGAACGCCATACCAGACAGTATCGTTGTTGATCTCTGTCTCTCGCTCGGATTGCTGGATAAATCGCTTCTTGATTCTGGCCTCTGGACGCATTGGATAAGGGAGAGAAATCGTATTCGTGAAGCCCTGAGAGTCCAATGACGAACCGTCATGCGTCTTCTCGATAACGGTCCATGCGCCAGCGATATCCATGTCTCTGTATTCGAAAGTGTGGAAGGCGCTTACTGCATAAACTTGCCCTTCTCGCCCAAGACCGCACAGACCGCTAGGCATAAGCACGTCCCATTGGATCTGATGGGCAAGCGCACCTTCTGGGCACAGGGCAAAAGGGCCACGATAGCCGCCCTCTAGGTTAGAGGGATCGAGCGTGACGGATGCCGAGGCAGTCTCTAAATAAGTGAAGCCGGGGAATGCCGTATCTACCGAGCCAGTGGAATCAAGGCGTTCCACGGTAATCTGTGCGGTACTGAAAACAGTGATGCGGAACCTCTGGCCACGAGGCGCAATGCTTGCAGGAAGCGCGCCTAGAGTTAAACCGGTTACAGGTGCGCCACCGTCAAAGTTAAGCGTCATCTCGGCAGGAGTAGCACCTACAGACGGCGTGAAGCTGTTTACGACGTACAGGCCAGCGTTTGTACCGGCTATCTCAATCGAGTCGCCAACCGTTGGATTAAGCATGTCCAGATTGAAGCCGCGAATGATGTCTCGACCAGCGCCACCATCAATGAAGTCGTATTGATACGAAACGAGGATACGAACAATCAGATTGTCGAACCAATCGGATGGGAACAGGCCGGCGCCAGATGGGATAGTGACCGTGTAGTCGTCAAAGATCTGCGATGTCGCCACGTAGCCATTGGTCAGCGGAGTGGATACCGTCAGTTCCAATCCAGCAGCACCGTTAGAGCTTGAGCCTACTTCCGGCACGTCGTACCAGATGAGGTGCGCGGGATCGGCGGACAGATCGGCGCCAGGCGGATAGACGTTAACCACAACGTCAGCGCCAAGCGAGATGACTGGAGTCTCGCCAATCAGGATCTGATTACCCGGAATAACGTGGTCGCCAATGCCGACGCAAGTCAGGAGCTCGACGTGCTGCTCGCGGGGCGCTGCAAAGTATCGATGCGGGCCAGACAGCAAGTCAGGGTAAACACGTCGCTCGCCTGCAACCTCTCGGATTGGTGAGTTGAGTTTGATCTTGTTGCCCTTGAGCGATGCCTCGTTAAGACCTTCGCCATTCTGCGCTGTGGAACTAACCTTTGGAATCTTCGGCGTCAGCGTCTTGATGGCGACCAGAAACAATGCTCCGAAGAACAGTTCTGTACCCTTTGGCTCAATGACGATGTCAACGATGTCGGTTGCGGCGAACGAGCAGATAGACCACTGCTCATGCGGAATTACTACGCCATTCAGCGAAACACTAATTGGGTGAACATCCATGTCTGAATAGCTGGGAATGTTCTTCGCCAGCCACTCACGCACAGTCATTCCGCCGACTTGAAACTCTTCGCTAGGCTCATCATTCAGCTTCGATCCGAATACTCTAATTGTCACGGTAGTAGATCACTCTTAGATATTGGGATTCGAAATCACTAACGCGCATCAGTCGAGCCCCCTTCTTCGGGTTAATCTCTAGCGCGTGCAATCCATTTTCTAGTTCAATTATAACAGCGACATGGATACACAAAGGCCCACGGAATACGGCTGCGATGGCTCCGTGTTCTGGCGGGCACTCTTCCATTGAGGCTGATTCTTGTTGGTAGGCTCTGGTGAATTCTTTCGGCTGCGTGTTGCGGATTGATCCGAATGACGGGAGTAGGCGTTTGCCGCAGTGCAGATGTCTGACCTCTCTCGCGACTCCATAGCAATCAAATTTATCAGGCCCTCGCGCCCCGTCTTCGTATGTAGCAGCCAAATATTTAGTGATCCATTCCATTAGACATATCTCAAGCCAGGAGCGAAATCAGCCGTATACAATCGGCGCGGCCATTGGTAGTTCAGGATATCGGCAAACCCAGCCTCAATCTGCACAGTAGTCCCCGTAACATTCCCGCCAAGCACTGTCGCATAGAATGGCTTCTCGGACGGAGTAGTCAGATCCACATCAAGATACCGCCGAAAAGTCAAAGTGATCCGCGACTCTGACTCCATGGCAGTATCAATCAACCGCTGTGCCTGACCTGTTACGTTATCAATCGCAAAGTTGAGCGTCTGGTTGCCTTGGTTGCTTTTCTTTGGCAGCGCAATAGCAATAGGAGCCGCCATGAATGTCTTGAATACGACACCATCCAGGCCCAATGTCATGTCCTCGTAACCCTTCACGATGTAAAGGGATTCAGGCCATACAGGACAGGCAAGCTCGATGGTGTCAATGATGACTTCCGAACCTGCCGATGCGTATACTCGCTCGATTAGAGTGCTCAAATTCCTTGCCTCTTAGTGCCGGTCAATGAGTTAACCATTCTACCTACTTTGCCATCGCCCATTCCGTCACCTACAACTACGTCAACAACCCATTGACGATCCGCCTCATTGAACTTCGCGGAGGCAGTGGCTGATTCATTCCCGTAGTTGTTCACGTTGATAACTGGAGCGGCTCCAGCGCCGGATACAGTGGAAGTCGCGTCCTTGTTGCTAACCACATCGCCCCGACTGTTCGGCATCATGTACTGACGACCGTTTGCCGCGTTGAAGATCTCGGGTGCGCCGGTTTCGTTGATTCGGTACATGCCTCCAGCCTGAACTGGTCCGCCGAGAGCGCGTCCGCCAGCAATCGCAAGGCCGGAGGCTAGGGCGGTGGTCGTAGTCAGCGCGGCAGCAGCGGGCACGGCGTTAGCGCCAAAGGACGCAAGAGACGCCATTGCAGCAGCAGGAGCCCATGCAGCGGACACGATGCTAGCCTGCCCGACAGACGCAGCAGCAGCAGCGGCACCAGTAGCCTGCCCGACAGCAGCCATAACAACCTGTTGCTTAACCCACTCGATGCCAGCCTGTACGAACGAGCCGATTACGGCGTTTAGCACGGTATTAGCGATGTTCCCAAGCGCGTCTTGCAGGCTCATGGTTCCAGACAGCAGCCCGCCTAGAGCCTGAGTGCCAGATTGGCCTAGAGCATCAAGGCCGTCGATCAGCGCCTGATTCTGCGCAGACTGAGCGGCAAAACGAGCCGTCTCAATCTCCATCATTCGCTGGTTGTAATCGGTCTCGGCCTGTTCCTTGTATGTCAAGTAATCCTGATCGCTCAGCATCTTGGCTTGCTTGAGCGTGTCGAGATCCTTGATTTGCTGCTCAAGACTTTGAGCCGCGCCTGCTGACGGATCTACCTGACCAAGCAAGGCCTTATTAGCCTTCGCCTCATTCAAGTCATACAGCGCGCCAGCCATATCGCGCACTTGCTGTATTTGTTCCGGAGTTGCGTAGTTGTTCAGGCTTAGTTCTGCCTGCTGCATCGCTACGTCTCGGGCATTTTGCCCGACGGCAGCCAACTGAGTGCCTAGCTTTGTGTAAGCCTCGATATTCTGCTCAATGCCGCGCTTCTCTTCGGCAGCAGTGCGCTTGGCTAGTTGCTCGGCCTGAGTCTTTTCTTTCTTGTTGGTTGCGCCTTCCTGCTTGCGTGCGTTCTCAAGGTTGTAGATTTCTGCTGCGAGCTTCTGCGCTGCCGCGATCTCTTCAGGTTTGGCGGTAGGCCCAAGCTTGTTTACGGCTGCGAGCTTGGCGCGCTCTACACCAACGAGGCGGGTTAGTTCCGCTTCTTTCTGTAGGTCGTCCAGTGCCTTTTGCGAGTCGGTTTTAGGCGCGTTTTTTGGGGCAGTGATCTTGAGCTTGTCTGCTTCGCCTTTCTGCTCGGCAACCTTGCGATCTTGAATCGCCTGGATCTCGGCGTTGATCCCTTTCAGCCTTGTTTCGGTAGCAGCAGCTGTAGCCTTGAGCCCGAACTTAATCTGTGTTGCATACTGCTGCTCTGCTGTTGCACGCTCAGTTACAAGCTTGTTGAGCCGCTCTTGCTCGGTAAGCTGGCCCGATGATAGGCGGATACCAGCAGCTACAGCATCAAGAGCCTTGGCCAGCCCCTGAGACGCACCAGTGGCCTGGTCAATCTTGGAGATCGCCGCGCCCATAGCGTTAACAATGGCGTTACTCGCATCGCCAGCAGAGCGAGGAACCTTGCTGAACTCGGCGTTAACCTTGCCGGTCTGCTCGTACACAGCAGTCAGCACGCGATCAATAGTCAGCTTGCCATCAAGCATCTGCTGACGAAGCTCGCCAAACGGGATACCAAGACCGGCTGCGATCTTGCGACCAAGCTCGGGCATCTGCTCGATGATGCTGTTGAATTCTTCAGCTCGTAGCGTGCCACCCGCTACAGCCTGGGAGAATTGACGCAATGCTGCGCTGATCTCTTCTGCGCTAGAACCGCCGATCTTGCCAATCTTTTGGAGCGTGTCGGTCAGGCTAAGCACCTGATCACGAGTAACGCCCAAGCTAACCAGAGAGGCTGTCAGGCTTTCCCACAGCTTAATCGTGGTCGTCAAGTCAGAGCCGCCAGCAGACGAGATCTGAATCAGCGCCGCGTAGTTAGTGCGCGCATCTTCGGCGGTTGCAGACAGTCGCTTAACTCGCGATTCGAGCAAGGTGAATTGCTCGCTCAGCTTCTGAAGATTCACCAGAGCCTGAGCGGAGATGATACCTGCAATAGCCCCGGCCAATGGAGTGAGCGCAGTGCCAAACTTGGACGCCTCTCCGCCAGCAGTACCCATGCTCTTGCCGAGAGCGCCCATGCTCTTAGATGAGTTGGCGGCAGCTTTGTCGGTCTTATTGAATCCGGTCTGTAGACCATCAAGGCTCTTATTGACGTTCTGCGAGCCAGTCAACACCTGTGCGGTATCGATTTCTACCTGGTACTGGATGGAGCCTAGGCTAGTAGTCATTTCTTCACCTGATGCTGACGCAATCTGTTAATTTCTGCGAGCCTCGACATTGCTTCGTCGTGTTCGTCAATGGTCGGTAATGTTTCTGGCTTGCCAAATTTGGACTGCATCGCTCCAGAGAATTCGGTCATGGTCAGGTTCCATGCTTCAGCGCTAGACAGGCCGAGATGCGCGATTGCCTGTGCAACGAATTCGCGAGGCTTGAACTCTGGCACGTATTCTTCTTTTGGCTTCTCTATCAGGCGACCTTCAGGCTTTAGGCCGATGATCCCGTGACGCATCAGAGAGCGCGCAATGTGCACCATGTCTTGCGCTGGCATAGCTCCAGGCACGAACGAGCCCCACTTGCTGCCCATATGACCAAGGAGAGGCGATACGTCAGCGTCACAGCACGCCATCAGCACGTCATACGCCGTAGCCATTACTTCGCGCTCCCACGCCCTGTACGAAGGCACAGGCCATACAGGGTTAAGCTTGGGCGCAGAGAATAGGATGCCGAATTTGGTTACGATCTCAGCAGGAGATCCTAGCGAGTCCATTGCTGCCAGGGATGGACGAAATAAAAAGTCATAATCGCCGACGCTGACCCCGACTTCGCCAACAGATGTGATAGCTCGCATGATTTACGCCCATAAAGATAGCCATTATTTTAACACGCAGCTATTGACGCCATCAGAATCGTGGATATACTCGGCGAACTAAAACGAATTCAAGGATGTGAAATGCTTACGCTTCTGCTGGTGATTGGCCTGTGCTCTGACGTTGGCTGCGATTACATTGACCTGACCAGTCGAGAGTCTGTGGTTAGCGATGATGATTGCTTTCAGAAGGCTCAGGAATACAACGAGTACAACCGGGCGAATGGAGAGAATCCTAGATTCGCCTGTATCGAGCCTCAGAAGTATGCGCTTCTGGCTAAGAAAGAAATCTGATCCAATAAAAAGCCCCAATGAAGGGGCTTTTTTGTATCTACTGCATTTACGACACTGTAACCACACAGGTATCGCTTTTCGTTGGATCAGAAACGCTTGTACCAGTAATGGTCGAGGTGCCAGCCAAGAGGCCAGTGACCACGCCGGCAGCAGATACGCTAGCGATTGTTGGTGCCGAAGATACCCAAGTAACGCTTTGTACTGCGGCAGCCGGAGACACGGTGGCTACCAAGTTAGTTACGTTGCCTACAGCTACGCTTGCAGTTGCTGGCGAAACAGAAACAGCGGTAACGGCAATCGGAGTATCTTCCACGATCACGCTAGCCAAACCACCTGGACGCGAAGTTGCGCTTGCAGTAATGGAGTAGGTCGCTACGTCGTCGTACGGGAATTCTTGGCTGTACTCAGTCAAGATGCAGAAGCCGATAACGGTGTTGATCGGGCCAGTCAGGCGCAGCCACAGGTACGGTTGCGGATCGGTAACGAAGTGATCAAACAGCAGTTGTTGGTTGGCAGTGGTGCCGTCGTCGCGCTTGGTCACGCCGTCAATAGAGACTTCGAAGGTCTTGTAGGTGATCAGGGTGTCACGGAAGCCGCCTACCGAGTCATCAGCGGTGGCGTCAACAGTATCAGCGCTCATGGTCAGCGACTTGTTACGAGCAGCGCCCAGTGGCAACCATGTCAGCGTCATCGGATCAACATCGCCGCAAGCAAGCGCGAACTCTGCGAGAACGCTCTTACCTACGAATTTGGAACTTGCACAGTTAAGGGCCATTCTCGGCGCCTCCTATAAGGTAGTTGAGTGTCGCCCACAACTGAGCGCATATTTCAAGCAATAGTTTAACACGTCAGCTCGAAATTAATTTCTAGCCACGGTCTGTTCGTCTCAGTGTAATACGGTCCTTGAATGGAACCGATCGGTCTAATTTGCAGCATGCAACTAGTTTCAAAGTTAGCAACTGCTGCATCGAATAGAGACTCCGCGAACAGCTCGGCTGCCTCTGTATCGCCAAGCGCACGACCATTTGCGCGACCAGTTACGATCACGCGAATATGCGGATACTGGATCTCGCCGTTTGGTGTGCGACCGGAATCAGACCAGACAGCTACGAACTTCTTAGTCGAGTTGTTTGTTTCTTCCCACGTGCCGCGACTGATAGTGTACCCGGCAGTCGAAACGTAAGCCTCTAGCCAGTCGCGGAATAGGTTGATTGGTGTGTGGCTCATCAGATTGTCATCCCGCGTTTAACTATTGCATCGATGGCAGCTCGCGCATCTGAGTCTTCGAATGCTTTCTTGAGGAAGCCAGGCTCTGCATCAGGGTCCCACACGTTGCCGCGTGAAGGATCGTTCTTGTCGCGAGGTACGTTCTTCCCTTGTAGCGTGCCTTTCTTGTCGTGTACCGCCGCCGCATATGCAGCCGTATAGCCGATAGCACCAACAACACGAGTGCCGTACGCGGTGATCTTGCGATACTGGCTATTGATCAGGTTCGAAGTATCAATTGGCGTCATCGTTGCCGCGAAACCGGCAGCGGTAATAAGGACTTCGGTTAGTGTCTTCTCTGCTTTGGGGCCTTTGATATCCCCGAAGATCTTCTTGAGCTGTACGCGAACCTCCTTCAACCCCTTAACCGGCATCAGACAGTCTCCAGCTCGTACTCGTCTTCGTAGTTAAACGCCGACATGCCGTGACGAGCAATCTTGCGGATCTCTGCGGCTGATACTGCATCCCAAGCAGACGCGGTTGTGTCGCCGTATGCGATGCGGTCTAGGTAGGCTGGCCGAGTGTCGCCGGTGTAGTAGATGTCACGAGTTACGAACTCTGCGCCTTCCGTATCGCGTGACTGCCTCGACACGCCTTCGTGACCGCAAAGGATGGTGTACGGGGTTCCGTATGTGACAGCGCCGCCCCAATCGTCTGAGGCTAGGCGAGGATAGATCGTCGCGGTGTCGATCATGTACCACGCGCTCATGAAGGCCATCAGCAGCACTTCCCGCCAGTTGATACCCATAGGCCGGCAGATGCGCCAGGCTCTGGAGGAATCACGGAGTCTGTACAGCCAGAAGTGTCCAGCGCATTCAGGAGGGATCGCAAGGATCGGTAGCCATCAGTAAACGACTTGTATCGGAAGGACTGGGATGCGCCAGAGGGGGCGCTCTGGCTTGAGATGTACTTGTCGCCAGAGACAAACCCCGTCATTCCCAGCGCATACAGGTAAATCAGCAATTGGGCTGATGCTGGATAGCCTGCACCATCCAAGCACGGCTGGATGATCGCCACCTGATCAAGAAAGGCTTGCAAAATAAAGTCAGGCGGCACTGGAATTCCTACCGACAAATAGTAGGATTTCAATTGTTCTATTGTCGGCATTCTAGTATAATCCTTTTGAATTGATGCATTTTACCACGGAGAGAATCATGGCTAGGCGGATGTCAGAATCTGAGTTTATAGAAAAAGCAATCTCTGTTCATGGAGATAAATACGATTACGCGAGGGTTGGATACAAGGCAAATAGGGCTCCTGTAACAATCACCTGCAGAGTCCATGGGGATTTTTCACAGGAACCGTCATCCCACCTGCAAGGACGTGGATGCTTGCTTTGCTCTGGACTCAAGCGAAAAACAACCGAAGAGTTTATTGCAATGGCAGAGGCAAAAAGGCCGGGAGAGTATGAATTCCACAAAACGAATTACATTAATAGCAAGCAGAAAGTAACTATTACGTGCAAGCGTCACGGTGACTTCTCTATAGCTCCTGCGCACGTCTCTGTAGGATACGGATGTCCTTATTGCTCAAGCAAGAAAATCAATACAGCGTCATTTATAGAAAAGGCAACCCTGGCTCATGGCGGATATTATGATTATTCTAAAACTGAGTGCGACTCTGCTTCCAAAAAGGTTTTGATAATCTGCCCAGTCCATGGCGAATTCATGACTGAGGCTTCATCACATCTGGCTGGAACCATGTGTAAAAAATGCCAGACGTACGGATTCAAAAGGAGTGATCCGGCCAGTATTTACTGCTTGGTGTCTGATTGCGAATCAATGATCAAGATAGGCATCACATCAGACGTGGCTAGGAGGTCTTATTTTTTGTCAACCATAACGCCGTTCGGATTCCGCGTGGAAATGCAAAAACCCATGGATGGCGAAGCTGCTTTCATGCTTGAGAGGTCAATCAAAAATGAATTTGAGTCGGCAGGCCTGATTGGATTCAACGGGTGTACTGAGTGGCTAAAATATGACGCCAGTATCTTTGATAGGGTTAATCTATCGTAGGGGTTCGTCACCACTGGAAAATAGTTTTCCGAAATGTATTGACGTACAATCTGGCAGGGAATAGCCTACGAATCACGCAACAAAACGAACGAAAACGGAGCGACAAAAATGATCTTCACCGTCCAGCAAAACGCCAACAAATTCGACGTAGTGACCGACAACGGCAAGGTAGTAGACACATTCGCAACACAGGCAGAGGCACAAGCTCAGGCCGATCACTTCATGGCAGAATACGAACGCGTTTCGAGCATCTTGTAATTACCCTCTCATACGACAAGGGAATGCCATGAACTGCGCAGTGGAAATACCAGCAGCATTCGAATACTACGACGTTACGGTTTCCGGCCAGAAGATCCGCGCCGCTGTACGGCCTGGCAACAAGTCGAAGCTTACCCCGCTGCTTATCTTCAACGGTATCGGCGCCAGTCTGGAGCTGGTATTTCCATTCGCAGCCGCGCTTGATCCTAATCAGGAGGTCATTGCGTTCGATGTTCCGGGCGTAGGTGCGTCTCCTGCGTCCATGCTGCCTTACACGTTCACTGGATTGGCGCACACGGTTACAAGGATGCTAGATGCGCTCGGCTACACAGAGGTCAACGTTGCTGGCATATCGTGGGGCGGTTTCCTAGCTCAGCAGTTCGCCTACAACCATCCAGACCGCTGCAAGAAGCTGATCCTTGCTGCTACATCGTCTGGCGTCACAATGATTCCGCCATCTATGCGCGTTCTGATGCTGATGGCCAGCCCTGAGCGTTACACGAACCCTGAGCATATGGCCGAGATTGCGCCAGAGATCTACGGCGGCTCATTCAGGAATAACCCTGAGCTGTGCATCAGTTACGCCAACAAAATGAAGGCGCCAACCTCGCAGCTTGGGTACAAGCTCCAGGGTATGGCGCTCTGGTGGTGGTCATCCGCTTTCTGGCTGCACAAGATCAAGCAACCGACTCTCGTTCTGGCTGGAAATGACGATCCGATAATTCCGCTGGTCAACATGGGGTTCATCGCCAACCGCATTCCTAACGCTGAAATGCACATCATTGATGACGGGCATTTGTTTCTGGTGACCAAGGCGAAGGAGATTTCTCCGGTTGTTATGAGGTTTCTTGCTTGACAGGGTGAGGGCTTGCGTCTAATCTCCATTTCAAGCAAGATAACTAGACAACGGAGCAAGACGAGATGAGCAACTTCAAAGCCGCAGATAAAGCACTGAAAGCAGCTCGCGTAGCAGTAAACGCCCTGACCTTCGGCACCACCGAATGGGAGTTGGCCATGCAGGTTGTTCGTGATCTCTGCGAAAAGGCTAGCGCTGCTGACAACGCGATCATCAATCATCGCTGCGACTTCAGCCGGTGAAAGTTGTAATTCATTATCCTCGCGATGGCCTTATCTACATGAAAGGCCATTGCGGATCAAACTCGATTAGCTCTACCAGTGACTTGGCGATGGTCACTTGCTTGAAGTGCAAAGAATTACTCAGGGAGCAAAACGAAATGAATTCACCAAAAATCAGCTTTGAAGACTGGATGGTTAAGAACGGGATCATCTGGAGCCACCTTCGCGAAGCCGACAAGCGCGCCGCCGTGAAGAAATGGAAGGCTGAAGCCTAGCCCGCCCCGCCAACCTCAACCCCTTAATCAGGCCAATCAACCACCACGAGGATACGACCATGCTATGGCTCATCGTTCTGCTGATTCTGATCTAAAAATAAAGCCCCATAATTCGGGGCTTTTTTATTACTTCCGCTTTACCTTCGGCTTAGGACTAGCAACCTCTAGCACCTTCACAGCCTCATCAGGCAGCGATACACACTTACCCCTAAGCCATTGTGGGCACGAGTCGGCTTCTACGATGTCGCCAGCCTCAAGGCCGTTCGTTGGGTATGTGACTCGGAATCTTGCCATTACTCTTTATCCTTTGGTGGGCGACCACGGCGAGGGACCTCGATCTCTACTGACTCAACCTCGACAGCCTTGTTAACCAGCGTTACTGGCAGCGACTCATGCTTAACCCGTGCGCCAATCTCAAGCTCTACGCCGTCAACGAATACGCCATGCTGCGTAATCTCAAACTCTTTCATTTTCACTCCAATAAAAAAGGGGCCCGCTAAGGCCCCTATTCTAACTCAGGCGGTTATGCGCCCTTGACGAACTGCGCGTAGCCAGCGTTGCCAGCCATGTCGCGCTTGAACTGCGGCGCTACGGCGGTCATGATCTGGAAGCTGTACTCGTCGGTGAAGTTTTTACGTTCAATCGGCATGGTGGTAACAGGCATCGCAGTCAGGATTTCCAGCACTCGGCGTTCTTTTACAACGGCGAGGATTTCGTTCACTGGAACAGCGGTGGATGGAACGATGGAGACAACACCAGGGATTGCCATCAGGCGAGCCAGGATGGTGTTCTGAGGCGCGGCGGTAACGTAGTCGTTAACCGATGCGGCGAACCAGTCACCGTAGTTCAGGTAGATGGTAGCGCCACCGTAGAAGTTCTTGGCTTGCAGGCCGAGAAGAACACGCTTGATCGCTTCAACCCACTGAGCACCGGTAGCGGTTACCAGATCGACGTTACCGAAGTTACCGGTAGCGCGGCCTGGAGCAGTACGCAGACCATAGATCTGGTTGCCGGCAACGTTGAACTTGGTGTCGCCGTTGATCACGAGGTCTTCAAGCTTCTCAACGATACGGCGGTTGCCGTTGTCGCGAGTAGCTGCGTCCAGGTACTGCCAGCCACCGTCTTGACGAGCGGCTTCAACATCGCGCCAGCCGAAAGTAAAGGTGGTGTCGTAGATCGGCAGCGGGGTGCCTTCGTAATCAATGACTGGAGCATCGGCTTTCGCACGGCTACGGCCATCAATCGAACTATTCACTTCGCCTTGGTCGCCGACCTTGGAGAAGTATTGCAGCACTTTGCCGATTGGAACGTTCTTTTGCAGGCTGGCCAAGTCAGTGAACACGCCAAGCTGCGCACGCTGCAAGGTGATCAGGTCGTTGTCGTAGGTAGCCCAAGCATCACGAGGGATGGTGTAGGCGTTACCAATCATCTCGCCTTCGCTATCTCGTGCGAGGCGCTCTTGACGGGCGTTGTGAGCGCGACGCTTGCCAATGACGGCAGCCTCTTGCTCTTTGTTAAAAGTCAGAATAGGCATTATGCAGGCACCACGTAGGAGTTAGCGAGGATACGAACGTCGGCAAGACCGTTGGC